GCGCTTTTGCCGAAAAGTTTTTACTATCACCGAGCAGCTTAATTTCATTATTCTCATTAGAGAGAACTCTTCCTTGTCCTTTAATTAGGCCAGGATTGAGGGAAAAGACATCATTTACATGGGTCATCTTTTTAAGATGATCTTTTTCAAGATAATTAGCCCAGTAACAAGTCGAATTTATATTAATAAATTCCCTCGAACAAAAGTTCTTTCCAGGAGAAGGATTCATACCAGCTACCCCGGCAACATACGTCCAAATATTATAAAGGATCTCGTCCGACTTAAAACTTATATCGTCACCATTAATTAACAATGCCATATTTCGGCATATTTTATCAATCGTCCAGTTCTCACTCTTAGGCTTATATAATTGGTAGCTAGTAATAGCAATCGCCAAATTTACAGCACATAAAGCAAGAAACGAAGACGGTGAACCCATCAACTGACCCCAGGTTTGTTGAATTGATACCCCGTGTACGGAATCTCCGTCCGCGAGGAACTCTTCTTCATCCCATTCGGAATCAGTTGGTTTAAAAAATTGGTTGAAAAAACTATCAACCGGTGACTTATAAAATAATCTATGACCAGTCATACTCATCTTTAATATATCAGCCCAACAGGCTCTCAGACCCATTTGTATCGAGCAAGCGCGAATATATTCGGCGCATAACTCGGGATGCATTCCATCGGTGGCTGCGGAGTAATCTCCAGCAACCCAAAACTCTTCAGGAAAAATTCTTGTACCATAGATTATCTCATTGAGTAATTTAGGTGTATTAGTTTGTCCTATAAGAGAAAATACCGATTTCTTTCGCATTTCCCCATGCATTGGTCTTTGAAGCTGTCTAGCTAAATGATAAAGTTCTACTGGTCCGGCCGTGACTATCCTAGCCTTAAAAGGCTCACATACGGAATAAACACTCGCACATGGCGGTCCAAAACAATAATCGTCTCCATCCCTATAATACTTAGGTTTTGCAAGGCACCAGTCAGACCTAATACCGTACATACTTTGACACTCTCTTAAACAATGAGAATTAACATCCTCAGGATTATAGAACACTCGCAATTCGCGAGTTTCTTGTTTCTTTGGACTATAATACATAGCCAAGAGTATCGAAGTAGGGGGCAACGTATGCGTTCCAATTGGAATACGCTTTCTACGTGTAGCCCACGTATGTACCGGTATACAAACTTCTTTATTAGAAGTGGTAACCTGACTTCGCCACAATTCCCCAAGGGCCCCACCATTCTGCCGACTGGCAAAGTGATGTCCTGAAATTGATGGAGTTCGATATTTTAAATCGACCGACTTTCC